ACAGACAGGAAGCAGCAACGGACGCACTTCTACAGCTCGCCGAGAAAGGGCTCGCCTTCTGCAGTAAGTGTGGGCGGCGCTATCAGCGAGACACCGCACACTGGACATCCCATGGGGTGGAAGGGAAGGTACGCGACGTTGTCGACTGGCGAGGCAGATCGAAGCGCGCGCAGAAGACAATCAGCATCCACGGGCAGGCGATGTGTCTATCCCGCAGCAGGCTTATCTACAACATGGCTGCTGGAGTCAACTACATCCAGCAACTCATGTTCACGATGGCCAGAGATCGCTCGCTGCGAGAGCATCCACGCGGCTTTATCACCAGACCGCTTGGCGAACAGCTACGTCTGGGCGAGCGCTATCCGTTCACCGTCACGTTCGACGCAAAGGAGTGTGATCATCAGGCAGCTTGGTGGACGCTGCGGAGATTTGCGCAGCTGACAGGACGCTACCACATTCCGGCGTGCCTCAGCTGGGCAATGCTGGCACAGTTTCATAGCCCGACGCTGGTGACCACTGACGAGCGGAATACCGTCGGAGCTATCTGGAACGGCGACCCAAGCAACGCTGCGGAACTTACCCTCGCCACCGGCATGCCATCAGGCATCGCCGTAAATGGTGACGGCAACAAGGTGTTCGTTCTGACTTGCATCGTGCTGCGCTTCCAGGCAGTCGGTATCCTACCTCAGGATCCGGCGGCTGCGGTGGCGGAACTCATGACGATGCTCGACCACTCCCACCCCGTATACGCTCTTCACAACCGAGGCGACAACGTTAAGATAGACGCCATATCGCAGCAGGCCTGCACTCGAGCCGCCAATGCAATGCTGATCGGAGACGAGAAGCACGGGGGCCGAGAGGCGGCCAAGGACAAGTTCCTCTACCTGTACTCGCAGGACGACTACGCCACATTCGACGGCTACACCTATTCGACAGGAGGCTCCGACCTGCGAATACTTCCGGCCGTGGGATCGATTCTTGCAAAGCTGTTCCAGCCAGAATTCAGCTGGGAAAGCAGAGTCGCACCCGCCATGGGCATGCTGGAGCGGAGGTCAAGGCTGCTCACTTCTCCAATCGGCCAGGACATCTGGAACGTGGTCTCCAAGCGGCTCAGTCCATTATTCGGACAGCCTCTGGACGTCATGCTCGAACATCAGGCGCGCATGGAGAAGATGCGCATCCAGGCATCAAGTGACGTTGACATGGCAGTCCTCGACGACCCGAGTAAACTGACATGGCTTTACCCAAGTGGCGCCGCATCAAAGTCGGTCACGGACGAGCTCACAATCCATCTGGAGGTGGAAGAAATAGCCAAGCTGCGGTCAACAATCGATCGATACAAGGGCAAGTGCCCGCCAATCCCCGATGCGTTCTAAGGAGCTAGCAATGAATGGCGACCAGGGCGATGAGCTGATCTTCAGCTACGCCAGGATGAACAGGAC